CTCTGGAGATATTCCATAGTTCTGTGTTGCGCCTTGTATTGCCTGATCTACTGTAAAGCCTTGAGCAACCGATGCTGCGATTGCTTCTGCTACTTGAGCGTCACTATATGCCATTATCCTGGGATCTCCACATTAGATGCTATGCCAGCACCAACTTTGGCTGCTTTTAGCTGTGCTTCTACTTCAAACTCGGCTTTCTTCAGTTCTAACTGTGCTGCTGCTTTTTCCCTTGCTAACTGGATTTCTGCTGCTGCTTTCTCTCTTGCTAACTGAATGTCTGCGAGTGCCTTTTGTCTGTCTGCTTCTACATCTGCTATTGCCTTTTGTTGGGCAATTTGTATTTGTGCCTGAGACTGAGCGATCATTGCTTGTACTGTTGGATCGACTTGTTGCTCTTGTGGTGGCGGGTTAGATAACTGTTGATCGACCTCTGGTGGGATTTCTTTGAAGAACTCTGCCACATCTTTGAAGCCAGCAGCCTCGATAAACTTAGCCATCGTAGTGCGGTATTGACCGACTGATACGAGTGGGTTAGCTGGACCATAGGTTTGTAGAATCTGCTCTTGCTTAGCCATTACCATCTGCAACATAGCCATTTGCTCTTGCTTGTTGCCTGTGCCTAGACCTACTGAGATAGACAAGTCGTACTGATTTGACCATGTACGAGGATCAATCTGCTCGTACTTACCTCTTAAACGAATGATACGGGGCTTGTCTTGATACTTAGATACTAAGTGTAGGATGCCTTTGAAAAGGCTCTTAACACCTGTTTCTGCAAAGATACGAGCTACTAACTCAATCTTGCCACCAGCAGCCGACATTGTTGCTGCAATCGCAGCAGCCGTAACATTCTGTAGGATGTCAGGGTTTAATCCCTGTTGAGCATCGCTAACACCTGTACGCTTAGACTGTACTGCATCTAAGTATTCCAACATTGGAAACGCTTGATTAGCTACTGGCTGTACATTGAGTGGCACGACAGCATTAGGATTCTTCATGCGAACAATACCACCAGGAGCAACGCTTAATAAGTCATCTAAGTTGACTTGACCTTCTACTGCGCCCATACGAGCATTGTTTGTCAGATACAAGTTATCGAGCATCTGACGAGTAATGGTTGACTTCTGCAACTGGATGTCCATTGCACGATCAGCCAACGAGCTACCATAGAACTTGTGTGGGATTGGGATTGGGCAGATAGCGTGAAAAGGAATGTAATCCGTTTCTTCATCGCTCAGAATCTCGCCACCAGCATAGACTACTCTGCGTAGTTCAGCTATTCCATCGTCATCCATGTCTGCCATGACATAGCACTCGAATACTTCTACTTCTTCCATCGTGCTGTCCATCGACTGATCGTCTGGCTGCTCGGATTGGTCAAAGCGGGCTGTTCTCTCAGGGCTAAACTCTAGGTCTGTAGAACTTGGTATTGTGGCTACGATCTCAGGATCAAAGCCCATTGCTACTAATTCGGAACGAGTCGTTAGTTTGCGGTGTGCCACAAAAGGCGCATCTTGTATGTTCCTAGCTCTTTTGGAGATTAGAAACTCCTCTGGTGGCACATTCTCTACAACTACATTGCCAGCAGTCTTTTTCTTGCTGACCTTAACATTGTGCGCTCTCATAATCATAGGCATACCCATTGGGTCATTGCCTACAACTTCTTCGACTGTCTCTTGCTCTACGATCTCTCTTGTGCCATCTGACAGTAATAAGACTAGCTCATCGTCTGTAAGGTTTTGGTATTCTTCTTTGGTTACTTCTATCTTGGTATCCCAGTAAGCCTTAACGACACCAGTCTTTTGTAGAAGTGCATCCTTGAACCAGTTATGTAGAACTAAGAAGCCATCGTTATCCCGATAGAACACCCAGTTAACATACTCGGTAGCTTGTTTAGCGCCTTGCTCGTCTCCTGGTCCTTTTGGCTCGAAACGAACAATGTCATCGCTTGCAGTAAAGACTCGGACTAACTGAGGTAAAGCACCATCAATGACTTCTGCTACTTCGCCTGTAACGATTTGGCTACGACCTTCGATCTCGTTGCCATAAGGTCTACGCAGATAATAGTCGAGTGCCTTCCTACGATCCTCTGTAGTCTCGGTCTCAAGATAACCAATAGCGTTATCTATCTCCGTATCAATCAGGTTTCTTAGTTTAAGCTGATCCATTTATGTAATCCATTTTGTGTTGACTGTTAGAGGTTTCTTCCAATCAAAAGGTTTCTCATCTAGTGCGACAGCAGCATATCTCCATGCGTCTGCTGCGTGGCTATGTTGGTCATGCAAAGGTTTATCGCTAAACATCTTAGTGTCAGGGTTTACATCGTAGCGGTAATGTCTTAACGCTTGTAGTCCTTCTGCACACTTAGTTTGGTCTATGTAGCACCGATTCATTAACATACGAGCTGCGTTGATTCCATCTGCTATAGACAGTTTAGGAGTGATTCTTACTGGGAATCCCATGTTCTCCATGATGTCCTTAACGCTCTTGCCTGTCATATTCTTATGCTCGGCATCATGCGGTAGCCAATGATCTCTGTATGTATAGCCTTTGGTTTGCAATAACGCTGTGTAGAAGTCGATAGGCTTTTGACAATCTTGATAGAAGTCAACAACCCTTACTTCGCCACCAGGTATGGTTTGCACAAACCAAATACTAGTCATATCTGCCCAGCCAATGTCCCAGAATGTTGATACTGGAACGCTTGTGTCTAGCAGTACATCTTTGATTCTGTTTTCTTCTTGCGCCTTACGCAGTTCTGTAGCGTAGACTGCACCATCTAATACTTGTCTTGTGTTGCCTTCCCATACATTAAGATAGGCATCTAAATCCCTAGCTTTTAAATCTTCCATCTCGTCTCTTAGGACTTTAGGAAACCAAGGGTTATCTGACCAGTTTACTTTTCTTACTTCTGCGTTGCTTGGTGGGTTTACGATAAAACGCTTATAAGTCTCATCTGTATCTAACTCAGGATTAAAGGTTAGCCATATCTCTGAGCCTTCCTTACGAATCGTAGGTATTAGTACATCCCATGAGCTTTTAGAGGTAGTCTGAGCTTCTTCTACCCATGCTATGTCTACACCCTCAAACGACTTAATCTTAGTAATGTTGTGTTTGAGACCAGCAAATAAGAACTCTGAGCCATTAGCTCCGTAGATCGCTGTATTCTGTATGGTGAAGAATCCTTCTAATCCCATGCTCTTGATCTGATCTGCTAACAGAGCGTGTACTGAGTCTGAGATACTGTTTTGGAACTCTCTAGCGCATAAGACTCTGATAGGTCTTTGTAAGGCTACGCTGATTAACGCTCTAGCTACACCCCAAGACTTGCCTGATCCTCTGCCACCATATAAGACTTTGTATCTGCCAGGCTCAAATAAGAATCCGATCTTCTCTGGAAACTCGAAGTTAACTTCCATCGGGCTTTCTGAGCACAATGTTAATTGTCTGCAAGTTAGCTAAGTCTGCACCATCTACTCCGCTTATCTCTGTAGCTTGTATAGCTTTGCCATCTACTCGGTCAATGATTTCTTTGATTGCCCAAGCATCTCCGTTCTCTGCAGCCTTTACTAGCTTCTCTGCAATAGTGCGTAAGCGCCTCTTATCCTCTTGTACTAAAGCAACCCTTAACTGGTCGTAAAAGAGCTTACCCTTCTTACCATTCTGATTGCCTATAGGTGCGCCACCTTTATTTGTTGGCTCAACTTGTAGAGTATTGTTTTCTATATTGTTTTCCATTCCATTCCTCTATGGGGTGATGGGTGATGTTGTTATTTTACAACGAATAAATATATTTTTATTAACCTATTGCTTTTTGTGTAGCGTTTCATTACATTAATACTTAATCGCTGATTTATTTACTAATTGCCTAGCGATTCATAAATGGGGCTAAACAGTTAAGGAGTATTACAAATGAAGAACACTCAACGCTATATCCCTGAAGGCTACGAATTATCTTGGGATGACCAAGAATTAGGTATTCAAGTCTACTACAAAGAATCACCAACAATAGGCGGTTTATGTTTTGTAGGTCGTGCAGTTAATCCTACATGGCATTATCGGTTTAAAAATGCAGAACAACGCCTAGCAGAAGTAACCAAAACATTTACCAATGTTAGAGCTTGGGCAGAACGCAAAGCAGAACGCAAAGCCAAAGCCAAAGAAGCATCTGCTAATCATGGTGTCAAGGTTGGCGATGTATTCCGTAGTTCTTGGGGTTACGACCAAACCAATATTGACTACTACAAAGTGCTTGAGGTAAAGAATAAATCAGTGGTCATTGCAGGTATCGGTCAGAACCGTACTTACACTGGACATATGCAGGGTGAGTGTACTCCAGTTCCCAATGCGGTTGGTAATAAACGTATCACCAAGCGCATCATCTCTTGTGGTGATAGTGTGAGTCTCAAGATGACCAGTTACAGTTGGGCTTATCCGTGGAGTGGTAAAACCAACCACTTCACTGAGTGGGCTTGATAGGGTAGGTGGTAGGGGGGCTATGTCACAAATAGCCTATTTATAAAGTGACGGGGTAGGGGGTACAGCTCCCTACCTCTTTTTGTTTATATAGGGGGGAGGGGGTATGCAGCACCCTACCGAAGTGGTTCTGAACATAGTAAACAGCCCCGCGCTACCCGTGTCCCACGATACCTCACCTTCGCTGCAAGCAAGCAGGTAGTAAAGCCTGTTGCCAGATACCGGCGCTGCGTCTCTGGATTGTGGCACGTTGAATACCTCCATACTTGCAGGGTCGTATGTAAGGCATTTTGCCTTTTTACCCGGCTGCGGCACATTGCGTTCCATCCCGCCCGAAAAGCAGGAATCAAAAATGCAGACAACCGTTCCCGGTATCTTTTGCAGTTGCGCCCGTAGGTCGCTATCTTTCACAACCTGAATGCGGCTGCCTGTCCAAAGACATATCCCCTCTTGCGTTCCGTCCGGCTCGTTACCGGGAATTTGGGTGCCATGCCCGGAAAATGTCAAATACAAGGTATCCGACTTTTTCATGTTGTGCGCAAAACC